CCCAAATCTATGCGACAATCAATCGTATCTCCATCGACTACTTTAGTAATCTCTACGACTCTAAAATAATAACAACTATTCCTACTTGGCGGTTGAAGAGCACCCATTGAACTAAAGCATACTTCTGTTATTTAGTTAAGCCCTCTCTATACTTTCGTGTCCGATCCCTTTTCTTCTCTCTTAACTTCTCTTTATTTAACTGATAATACTTTGTCCATAAGTCTCGGAAATAAAAATCGATATGGGTTAATGTTTCTTCTGGATGATTGTTATCAGAATTAGCCCATTGATAACTGAAATGCATCATCTCCATGGTGATATGCCTTGTACCATACATTCTTGAGAATGATGATAAAGCAAAGTTATATCGTTTTTTTAATTCGGGAGACCAATTCATTATATTCTCTCAATTTACGTGAACAACACCAGTCATACCTGCGCCCTGATGGGGACCACAGAAGAAGTTATAGTCTCCTGTGTCAGCAAATACAACGTCTTGTGTTTCTCCAGGAGCAAACAGCAATGCTTCTCTAGACAGATCAGGACGTGCCTCAACAATAATATTGTGAGGAGGTAGTGATTCATTGATGAAGTGAACTGTGTCTCCTGCTGAGATTGTGATCTCATTCGGGGAGAATGCTAGGTTGCCGTTAGCACCCATTGATACATCTACCGCTCACGTAGGAGCAGCAAAAAATAGTGCAATTAAAATTGCAATTAAAAATTTCATTTCACTACAGAATGTTGTTCTTTGTAAGTGTTGAGTTTTAGAATTAAATCGTTATACTCGTCCCACATGTATTCAGAACCTGTCTTCTCTTGATAGAGTTGGCAAGCTTTGACTAAACGTGTGATGTCGCTGTCGTTTAAACGCATTGTCATATCAGAACTCATAATATAATTATAGATGAATCGTAGTAATATACCACAATTTTATAATTCTTTCGCATATTATGTGTGTAATCTAATACATTTCATAAGCTTGACTAAAAGGTCTCATCCCTTGTCTCTTTTCGTGTCTCTCTTGAAGCTCTTTGAACTTTTCTATATTATCTTGTTTTCTTTTTAAATCGTCTATCTTTTTCTGAACTTCTTCCAGTTCCTTTTGGATATCCATTGTAGTTTAAAATACTGCACTTATGACCTCCCCACCAAAAGCTACACGGTGAGTTGTGGATCTAAGTGCATTTATTTATACAACTTTTATCTCTTTCCACCGCTCATATCTTTAAGCATCTTCTGAAGCTCTGCTGTAGATCCTACAAACATAGCGTTGTTAGTAATTTTAGACGGTCCTTTTTTATCCTCGTCAAGATCCTTCATTTTCTTATGAAGATCAGCAAGCTTGTCTGTCATGTCTGCAACGTGCTTCATTGCCGCTACAGCGACTTCATACGCTCTTGGATGCCCTGACTCCTGAGCGACCTCTAACGCCCCGTTGACCGCCTCCTGACCCTTGTCTATGAGGGAGTACAATTCAGTACGTGTATATCTGTAATCTTTTTTACGATCTTCAGCATCAACCTTGGGTGGTTGTGGTTTAGATGGTTTGGATTCCTCAACAGGTTCAGCACTAATGTTGAGGATTTCCTCCATGTTATCTTCTAGATTACTCATAAGAATTCAATCCCTTCATTAAATCCAAAGTCATCGCCAGCATCAACTAATGCATCATCATTTACATCAATGACGCCATCAGTATTAATATCAGTAACTGCTTTGGGTGTATATGTTCTTGTAATAGTTCTGCGACTGACATCAAGATCTCCAATAGTCTCATGGATAATTGCTTTTTTAATAACATCCGCAGTATTGTATGGACCATATAGATAGGATTTCATCGTAAATTGTAGCGTATAAGCAATATATCTACGCTCTAGAAAACTATCATCCCACTCATCTTCTCCACTGATACCATTTAATATGATAGCAATATCACGTTTCTCATTCATGTCTGGTATCATGTTAAGAGTGATACTAAAAGATGGTTGAAAATATGGCAGAATTTGTTCTACAATCTGTAAAGCATCATCCTGAGATTTTGCAATAACTCCTAGTTCAAAATTTATATTATAAGGAACAGGAACATACTGCACTTTGACTTCATTACCATTATCAGCAATGATTGTTTTGTATTTTTGAATTGGTGATGTCTTACGGGAAGAATCGTATTCAACACCTGTCATCTCAAAGTAAATACGTGGCAAAGTAATTGCAACTTTGTTGTTGCTAGCATTCTCTCCAATACGAACCAAGAACTTTTGCTTTGGTCCATAAGCAAGAGGAACTTTACTTTCCTCTAAAATTTCTCCTGTGTCAGGATCAGAACTCTTCATTGTAATATTATTGAAGAGTGTACCAAACGCAATAATGTTCTTGCGAACTATTTGGTTATAAAAATGTGATCCTAACATTAGATGCTATCCGTAAAGTTGCCAAATTCACCGAATGGATTACCTTCAGTCCAGTCGATAATCTCATCACCAGAATCTTCGATCTGTCTATTCTGATCGTAGTTGCTGTTGGTATTATTTAGAGTGTCGAATGTCTCAGGACTCCACTTGGCACCTGAAGTTATACCAGTAATTACTTCAGCAGTAGTAAAGGTACCTGTTCTATTGTAGACTTGGAGAGCTCTGGTTGTGCTATCCCATGACTTGACTTCTGCTCTATTGTCTTTAGGTGAGTAGTCAATAGTGACAGTAGGAGCAGATGTGAACCCACTACCCCCATTATCAATAGTGATGCCGTTGACAATACCAGTAGAGCTAACCGTTGCAGTAGCTGTTGCACCTGTTCCACCTCCTCCAGAAATAGTTACAGATGGTGGTGTAGCAACTTTATAATGTGCTCCACCATCTGAAATTGTAATACTTGTAACAGCATCGCCTGTAATAGCAGATGTTGCTTTTGCCAAGAACTCATCGCCAACAATCTCTTCTCCAACTATAAAGTCTCCATTACCACCGGGGTCCATGAATAGTTTAATTGCTGAATCAAATAGTTCTTCCACATCATCAATCTCTTCAACACCTGTCTCGAACGAATCACTACCAACTTCATAGATCTCAGCAGTGATAGCATAGAATTGAATCTTACCAAACTGGAAGAATGGTTCTTCCTTACCAACAAATTTAATTTCGTAGATGTCTTGTGTTATTGGGAAGTATAATAAATCTCCCTCATTAGGTCTACTGTCAACAGTAAGAGTAGGACTGTGCTCAGCCACTTCTTCATCCCATCTTCTAGTAGAAACACGAAAAAGAATTTCATCGGTAATTCTTAAACCGAACTTGGAGATGAACTCAGCATTGTCACCAAACCCCGTGACGTTCTGCAACAGCATCTCAATTTGGAATTGTTCTTGATACTTAGTGTATCTAATTTCATCCAGAGTGCTGTCTGCTAGGACTGTTTTAGGGATATAGTATACGTCTGAACCAAACAGTTTGATTTGCTCATCCACAAGATCCTGAACGAGACCTTGCTCGCCGCTATGACCTGCGTAGTAAGTTGGAAAATAGGGACTAGTAGGCATTAGTTTACTCTAATAAAATGATAACCCTTAGAAGATTTTGCTTCTCCCCGTAAACATTTTGATATCTGACTTTGATCGGCCTCAGTAGCAAAAGAAGCTTCTTTTATTGATAAAAATATTTTATTTAATTCAACTACAAAAACTGGAACTGTTGGTAAATTTACATTATGAATTTTTGAATTGATTCTTTTTCCAGTTCCCTTGCCAATATAGTAAGGAGTTCCGTCTTCTCTTGAATAAGCGTAGCAATAATATTTTTTCATAATATCACCCTATAGCATCCATAGGTGGTAATGCATACTTACTGAGAACTTCGCTTTCGATTTTCTCAATTTCTGCCAGTGCGTCTGTATATAATTCTCTACCATTAAGGGTGATACCGCCAGGTAGTTGAACGTTGTTATATTTAATCAAGTTTTGACCCCACTGTTTCTTCATGAGAGCAGCAGCATATTTCTTGACAAACATATCATTATTCATCTCTGTAGCATCCGTAGGATCAATCATCCTATGTGCTTCAATTACAAGATATTTGTCTTCATTGAGGAATGATTTTTTAATGTCAAGATATAAACGATCACGACGTTGTGTGTATCTAAATTGTTGGAATGCTCCATTATTCAGAATCATATCTAGAGTTTCTAGATACTGCTTATTCACGAAGTAGTTGACAATATCAAGAGACCCGAATGCATATAGATCATTCAAGAACATTTGATACTCAACACCAAAAAGATTAGATCTAATTGAGTTGCTGACTAGACCATAAACCTTACTGATACCAACTACATGATCTGGGATAGGAATATAGTTAGTAGACTCTTCCCAGTCTGTTGTTCCTGATGATGTTGTCGCTTTACTATCAAAACGAGTTATGTCCTCGGCAGTAATTTTATGCCTTAGAAAACATCTCTCCATACCGTTGTAGCAGTTCTCTTGGAAGAACTGATACGTGTCATCAATAACATTATTTACTTGCTCGTCATCAATGTTGACTTGTAATACAGGCTCACCAAGTTGCCTCTTACAATATGTGATAAGATCAGCTCTTGAATTTGGAGACGCCATTACACACAAAAATCCCTTCTTACCTATTTAGGAAGAAGGGATCTGAGAGTTATTCAGTTAAAGATTCTTCCAAAGATGTAGATTCTTCCAAAGATGTTTCAGGTGCTGCCTCTTGATCACCTGCAAGTAGAACTAAAGTTTCAAGACCACCTTGAAGTTTTAGTTTATACTCTCTTGCTTTTTCAAGATTTGCTTCAAGTTCAGTAATTTGCTTCTCTGCTTGAGCAAGTTGTTCTTCAAAATTTTTCTTGAGTTGTTCGGTGTCCATGTTGTTTATATAAAATGATGTGACTTTAATATTTATAAACCATATCTTGAACGAGTTGCATTATAGTTTTGTGCGACTTCTGATGCTGTGAGTGCTTTTCTTTTGATACTTCCACCAAGGGCACTGATTGTTCTTGGTCCGATATGATGAGACATTTTACGACAAAAAATTTTCTTATATTGTTATTTATTTGGTGAGATTTTGAAGTTGAGCGTCAGTGAGACGCTTTGGGTAGTATGAGAGGCGGGCGATGTGTTGTTGTTTTTGATTACCATAGTTAAGATTATACCCAATGTTTGCTCTATCAATGTTAGGAATTGGTATACCTACAGAAGTGTCATTAAGGACAGTCCCACCATCTCTAACTCCTGCTACATCATTCAACTTATACGCTAATGCGTTTTTGGTTAAAGTTCCCGCTGGCACTACACCAGAGGTATAATTAGTGCCACTACCACCTCCTCCATAAACACTGAATCTATTATAGGAGTTAGTTACCTCTAATGCGATTCTTTCTGCATTAGAGTTTGAAGAGGTAAATTCAAATGTTGCAGTTTGATATAGATCAACACCAAGTGTGTGGGAAGAAGACAGAAGAGTTCCCTCTTCTTGATTATAAAAATCAGTGAAGTTTGTTCCTGTGATTTGTGCGGTGTCTGCAGCACGAGTCACTGTGCTTCCGTTGGTGGGAATATAAGAGGTTGGAAAAGAACCTGCCTCAACTTGATGCCCCCATACATAACCACCACTAGATCCGTCAGCAGTTATGGCACCAATCATACTCGCATTAGGATCAAGAGCACTACTAAAACTAAATGCAGTTCTTCCTGTCGAACTACCACTTGCTGATGTTCCAGTTAGAATACATCTAAACCAACCGTTTGGAAATTCAACAATAGAAGCAGACGGTCCACTGGCACTACCAAAAATATTTGATGTTACCACTGTTCCATTATCTAAATCAAATCCTGCCCTGAGACCAGAACCGCTACCATTATCAATTGCTTGAAAAGCAAAATATCTAAGACCATTTTTCTTCACAAAAATAGAAGTGGTATATGATGCACTAGCAGACATAGAATACGCACTTGCATCAAAATACAAATATCTAGTAGCTGCAGATCCAGAGTCAGGAACAATATTATCAGCAGTTAAAGTTCCGTCAGGAGCAGTTGCTACATTAGTGGTAATTGTTTGGTTTGTTGCCAACCAAAAAGAAGTATTTCCAAAATCTTCAGATGATTCCGCTACATTTGTTCTACTCTCTTCTATCAACAATCCAAGACTCTCTAGAGTTGCTGGGTCGTGGTCAAATCTTGGTTCATTATTACTAGCAGTTTTAATCAGTCCATCACAACCAACATAAGTTCCAACACTTGCTCTTGTAAATGTAATTGTTGGATCAAGAGTTTTTGAATTT